GAACAGCTGAAGAACAGACTCATCTTCAGTAACAAGTATCAGTCACAAATGAAAATATTGCCGCACAATGTACACGTGGTAGTATTTAGTAATGAGGCTCCTGATATGAATGCCTTAACAGCGGACCGGTATAAAATAATCAATATCTAATTAGCTCCACGCGCTCGCGCATAGGGTTAGGTACTGCGAGCGAACTAAAATAAAGCCTAGTGGGGTTAGGGTAGTGTCAGGGACTCTAGTTCTTAGGTTCCTTGAAGTACTTAGTGATGTGTAAACTGTGTGACATCATTGAGTTAACAGCAGGACTTGCAGCAGGCCCTGTATTAATATCAAACCACCAAACATAATACATTTGTTTGCCAATGGGAACTTCGCCGTCATCATCATACCTAATTTGACGATTCAACTTAGTATACCACATGCGTACCGCTGCTCCGCGACCTTCAGTCGATTGAAACGGTCCGAGCTTCTCACGTCTATGCATATGTACGTTGTACTTATCAGTGTTTATGGGTGTACAATGAAACTCTAAAGACGATAGAGCAACATCAAAGTCTTGTGCTCTTCCTGTGCCTTCACCACGAAAAAAATTCGCTGTAATTGGGTCGGTATCACATCCTTTAGGGGAAATGATAGCCCGATTGATCCACAACTTATTCGCAGCACTCGTGATTAGTGTTGGGTCACGAAACTCCATACTATGACAAAACTTCATGCCACGAAAGTTGACTAAACCGCGCTCACGTTGGTCTATAGCAGTACCTTTGGGAATATTCAATAAAGGGACATTATATAGTGTCCGAGTATTCAAACTCCCAGTCGTGACATCCTGGTTGCGCTTCGCCGTACCTGATCCAACGAATTCGCCGATTCGCTTTCTCAAGTCGGTTTTACGTCTACGATTGGATCGTCCTTTCTTACGGCCTTTACGACCTTGAAGCATGCCTCCTAAAGTCAGGCCGGCAGTTCCACGATAGCCGGCCGCCGTGCGTGCCCGCTTGCTAAACTGTGCAAGTGTACCGATACGCCGGCCACCTCGCACCATCTGCATGCCGCGATACGCGGCCAACGGTATCATCGCCATTTTGAAAAATTGTGCGCCACGACTAAAGGGCTGGGCCAGTATTACCCAGCCCGTTCTGGATCTGGATCATAAAAAACATGCTTCTCGCTTCTCAAGCAAAACGTTGGGTCTTCACATTGAACAATCCCACAGATGAAGAAAAACTCAATGTGCACCTGTTGGGCGAGTCCATCAGCGCCGACGGCGACCAATCTTTCCTCACTTACCTCGTCTTCGGTGAGGAAGTCGGAACTCAAGGAACCCCCCATCTCCAAGGATACATGTGCCTTCGCACTAAGGCCCGCATTCCGCGTATTAAAGAAGAACCCGGACTGTCCCGTACACATTTGGAGGTTGCGAGAGGCACCCATGCCCAAGCCTCCGTGTATTGTAAGAAAGACGGACAGTACTATGAATTTGGAAGTGCCCCTCCCAAACCCGGAGCAGGTGCGCAGTGGGAACAACTACGTGACTGGGTTGCCTCTCAGGACCCAGCGCCGACAATTATGGACGTTTGGGAAACCTTTCCGTCCTTGGCCGCCCGAAACAAATCTGCAGTCTTGGAATGCATTGCAATCTTTGGAAAACGATCCTCGCTTGTGGACGGACCTTTCATCCATCTCTGGCAGCACCGACTCGACTCTATCGTTGGACTCGAACCTGACGACCGACGCATCAACTTCGTTGTAGACCCTGAAGGAAATAAAGGTAAATCTTGGCTCTGCAGACATTGGATATCACACCGTGGAGGAACTCAGTTTATGTCTGTTGGAAAAAGAGATGATTTGGCCTACGCCGTCGACGTCACTGCCGACCTCTTTGTCTTCGACATTCCTAGAGGAAATATGCAGTACTGCCAGTACGCTATCTTCGAACAGCTGAAGAACAGACTCATCTTCAGTAACAAGTATCAGTCACAAATGAAAATATTGCCGCACAATGTACACGTGGTAGTATTTAGTAATGAGGCTCCTGATATGAATGCCTTAAC